AAAACTTTCCGGAAGAGCGCCTGTTTATTGTAGCGATAAATAGGCGCTTTTCCTATCATTTAGACTCTTTTTGAATCCGTCCGTAACTCACACACAACTCACACGTAACACACACAAGTATAAAAATAAAATGCCATCAGATCTTGTTGATGGCATCGATCAGTATAGATACGTCTAAATGCGTATATACCTTTTCGGTCAGATCCATAGCCCCGGAGTGGCCAAGGATCTTTTTAGTGACCAGCGGATTTGTATCCGCATTGGCCAACAGGGAGGCACAGGTATGTCTTGTATCATGTGGTGTATGATTCATATCCAGATTCTTCATAACTGGGGCCCATCGTGTACGCCTGTAATTGTCGATTTTGGCACGAGTCGATAAAGTATTGTTGATCAAATACTCCCCATCCTCTTCCATCCTTGCATAGACAAAAGGATAGATTTTTTTTGCAATTGGTACAATACGCTCTGCATTTTCAGTCTTCGTACCGTGGATCTCGATGTATCGATCATTCAGATGCACATCCTCTTTCTTGATGCTCAGCATCTCGCCAATACGCACACCAGTGTAGATTAACATTAGCACAACCTGCACATCAGCATCGAACTGATTATCCCATAGCCTTTTAATTTCTTCATTTGTAAAGATCGTATGGCCACGCTGATTAGGATTCTTGTTCTTATGTTTTTGCACATTGATTAGCCTTGAATAGTCCTTATCGACGATGTCATAGCGTAAGGCGTATTTATACATGGAATGTAAAAGGCTCTTGAATCTTTTTAGAGTCGGTGCGTTCTTTCCGGACTCATCGATAACACGCTGCAAGTCTTTTGTTCTCAATTTTGACATCGGTATGTTATAAATTTTTGAACATGTCTTGTAGCAAGCCTTATAGCCGGCAATCGTTGAATCTGACAGTTCCGGGAAATGCTCTTCTGACCAACGATCCCAAACTTCTGCAAAGGTCGTCTTGCGCTCAGACACGTCATAAGGCGATAGATTATACTCCTCCAACATCTTTATACCCTCTTCATACGTTTTGGCATAGCCGATCACTATTACGTTCTGCACAGCCTTATCACCGATAAGATCCCATCCAATCGTCTTTTTTACAACAAAAGGTCTTCTTCTTTTTCTCTTATCGATTCTAAATACAGTCCCGTAGCCGTTAGGCAGTTTCATTTTCTTTCTAGGCATAAGTACCCATCCTTTCTTTTTGGTCATAAATCTGATAAAATGGGTACATAAAAAGTTAAATGATTGCGAGTCATTCTTTTTATGTATCCCGGATGTGCTGGTAACACATCCCACCAATCCCCTGGTGCTGGTAACACTGGGGGTTTTTTATTTACTTTTTTACTCTTTTGTCATTGTCAGGTTTGTAGTGATTCCTGAGATGTTCAGCTCGCAAGTCAGCTCACCGTCAGAGTAACTAAACTCTTGTTCGTCTCCCATGATCTGGGCTTGTGTATCATTCAAGCTGTCACCAACTTCAGAAGTCCATTCATACTCGTCTGTATCTTCTGTTGGTGCCTCGTAAGATCCTTCCCAGTAAGTGATGCCGGTAGTACCGTTTGTCAATTGTACGGTAACCGTATCGTCTTTGATCTTGGCTTCGAAATAGCCTCCATCAAACTCTTCCATTGGTTCAGTTTTCCAAGTGCCGGTTAGATCCAACGCTGATGCGCTTGATCCGCACCCAACTAACGACAGAGCCATAGCTCCTGCAAACAAACCTGCAAATACTTTTTTCATAATCAATACCTCCTTATCTGCATGTTTTAATTTTTATAATAACCCGTCAAAGGGTTTCTTTGTTATGCTGGTGGCATAATATTATTATTCCTATAAAAGCATAAAAGCACTAGTTTTACCTAGTGCTTTTATGAAGTCCTCCAAAATTACCACTTACAGTGGATAACCGTAGTTACATTCGTATAGTACCACAATTATCGATTTAGAGTCAACTAAAAGCATTTAGGTGTCAGATAGACTTAGATAGACTTACCTTAAGAAATAATCTTCAAACTCTTTATTCAATCTGCTCTGCTCGTCTGCTGTCAGAATAATCGGTTTTTTAGTGTTTTTATCAATCAGAGGGCAAACAATTCTCTTTATACTTACTCTTCTTATATCGTTAATTTTTATATAGTTTGTCTGGCCGTTCACCGTTATTGGAACATTGAATTTATAGTTAGCACAGGATTGCTTTGAAGATACTGGGAGCACAATATAGCTGCTATCGTTAGGTTCTTTTTTCGATTGGCATTTTTTAAATATTACGGCTGGTCTAAGTTTTCTTAACTCTGTTCCGACGTTTTCTCCGATTTCAACATAATACAGACCGTTTTTAACAAAACCTGGTTGAGTCTTGATATTTTTGCCAAATTCCAAATTAGTTTTATGCTCGAACCATGTCATGTATTTGTAAAAGTCCTCAGTCAATGCGTATTTCTTAGTCTTTGACATGACACGTTTATAACTGTAGGATTTAAAGGTTTGCAATAGCTTGTCTGCTAGGGCGTCTAATACTATATCTGACAGAGTTACGTATTCACTAAAATCCACCTTAGCTATATCACCTTTTATTCGAAGTGGTCCTTTAATATAGCTGCGGTCAATTTCTTTCCATAAATTAGGATAGGCCTCTTTCTTTAATCCTTTTATAGGGTAAGAATTCTGAAATCTCCCTGAGTCATAAAGCGGTATAATACAAACCTTATGCTTTAAATTTGTGTCACACATATAGATACAGATTTCATTTGTGCCTGTTTCTGAATTAAAGTAATTATAAATATTCCCATGATATAACTTCATAAAACACCATTCTACTTTCTATCATTCATTGAAATTCTTGATTGGCTTTTTATTTATCTGTTTACTCTTTAGTCACGGTCTAATTTTTCTTTCTATCCCGGTTATCTCTTTTGCCTCTTCGATGAGTTGTAAATCTTTTTCGTTTGGCGTGACATTGATCTTTTTCATAAGTCTCAACATACGCTTACTAGCATCATCAATATTGACATATTGACAAAGTGTTTGCCGACATACGGCGATTGCTTTTTCATAGTTTCCCTGTCTCTCGTATAACATAGCCAATCTCCTGTAAGGAGGACAGTTTTGTGGTGGTAAGTAGCCATATTTCATTTCTATTTGAGCGATATCCATATAGTTCAAAATACCCTGAGTGCACAGATCCTCAACGATTTTGGCTAGTGGCCCCTGATAGTCTTTTTTGTTATAAAGCTCAGACCAGCATTTCTCTAACTTCTCTAATAGCTGACTGTATTCAGTTCCGAGATCGCCTATCTCTTTTTGATAGTTCTCAAAATCTGAGGGTATTATTTTGATGTTATGCTTTTTCGCCCACTCGTCAAAGCCAAGCTCATGATTTTCATAGGTATCTATCCATTTTCTGTAGGCTATATCTTCTTTCACCTCAATAGGTTGATCGGTGCTGTCACTCTTAACTTTTTTATTTTCGCTAGCTTTTGATTTAACTTCTGTTTTTTGACCCCCGCTAGTTTTATAGATGATTAGCCCAACTATAATCAATCCACCAACGACCCATACAACCGGATTACTCAAAATGGTCAATATAACAGCAAGTATTATTATGATTATTACTACTTCTGCCATAAGCTAACTCCTTACTGTTCCACCGAAAACTTAAATTTATACTTGCCGATTATCCTAAAGCACTCGTTGGCTACATCTACCATAATAGGATCGTACTTATCGTTGGCCGATTCTAGCATGATCATACCGCTAGGTAAGTGACGGTAGATCTTGCAATAAGCAGATTCATTATCGATACAAAAAGCTCCGATTTGTCCGCTTTCAAGATGGTTCGTTTTTTCAAACACAAGGATATCCCCATCCTTTATACCTTTTCCAATCATGCTGTCACCGTGGGCGGTATTGGCAAAATACTCAACGCCAAGCCTCAAGTATTTGTCTGGTATTGCGATATAGTCCTCGGGGCGCTCATCAACAAACATGCCCGCACCGCAGGATATACTGTCAAACAACGGTATATTGATCAGACTCGGTACATATCTCATTTCCTTTGGCTCGACAAGGTCGGCTTTTTCGCAGCCAAAATAGTTGGCCATCTGCTCGATCTTATCAATACGAGGATAAGTATTTCCTTTTAGCCAATCCACAAAAGTGGTATAGGGTATATCTAAATCGCTACATACTTCTGTGCGAGTTTTTCCTGATATATCTAAAAAGCGTTGTATGTTTTCTGCCATTACTTCCTTATTACCTAAGTTAGACATGATATCACCTCTTCTCGTGCACCTATATTATATAGGATAACCCGTAAAAAATTCAAGATTTTTGTAACTATTTACGGAAAAACCGTTGACATTACGGTTAAACCGTAGTATTCTTTAGATACAAAGAAAGAGGGTGACACAAATGCCGGACAACATCAAAGTTACATTAAAAACTGCAAGAGAATTAAAAAAGCTGAGTCAAGAAGAAGCTGCCGAACAAATCGGTGTTAGTGTAGATACGCTTAGTAATTACGAGCGAGGCAAAACTTTCCCAGATGTAAAAACCTTAAAGCGCATCGAAGAGGTTTACGGAGTTTCTTACAATCAGCTTATTTTTTTAACCTAAAATTACGGTTTAACCGTAAAAAAGAAAGGGGCTTCCAATGAAAACAATCAAAGTAAGACTGGAAATCGAAAACAAGGAAGAGATCGAGAATTGGGTGCATGGGCTGGTAGAACAGCTACATGAGGCGAGTGCAAATGCGGTCAAAGTAAAAAAGCTGCAAGACATTAAAGGTGCTGAACCAGCTAGAAGATTCATACCTTTAAAAGATAGTGCGATAGAAGTATTCGAAAAACTGAATGAAAAAAAAGGATTGACCCGTGAAGATCTAATCCTCATTTTCCAAAACTGGGACATCAATGAAGGTGTATTTCCAGAAATCGCAAAAGCGCGTCAGGCTGCTCAAAAGAAGTATGCCAACAGCATAACGAGGGGGTGATAGAAATGACTAAAAAAGAGAAGGAATTAGAGCACGATCGTCAAACGTTACAGATGATGAGTCGAGTATCCAAGCACGCAGAAGTACAGCAGATCTTAGACAGTCAAGAGACTAAGGACTCATGGCAGATAGCCTTTTACATTATGGCGTTTGCAGCAGGGTGCTTGTGCACAACGGCGTTGATGATGGCATTAAACATCGTGCACTAGGAAAGGAGGGGTGACATGGCGAGTGTATATCTGAAACCACCCGAATTTACAGGCGAGGCCGTACCGGTAACCGTAGCTGCAGAAGTGATGGGTAAAGATCCACAGTTTATACGAATCGCTTTGATCCGAGGTCTATTGCCGATTGGAATGGCGATGAAGATTGACGAGGAAAGTAACCGGTACAACTACTATATCTCGCCCAAACTGTTTTGGGAGTACACAGGGTATGTGTACGAAAAGGCATTAAAAAAAGCGCAATCACCGACCAAAGTAGAGAGCGCTCAATAGTGGATTGTCTTTTTAATCCACTTCTATTTTAACACAAAAGAAGGGAGAAAAGCATATGCAAAAAGAAGGTAACGTATCATGACCCTCGATGTATTTAGAGCTAAGCGCCTGTATTTCTCAGCTGAGGCATTTCTCGCCGACAGGGGACGAGAACCTGTTGAGGATGACTGGATCTACAAGGTGGACGGACGGCCGATCGTGCAGTCCAAGACCTACCCGGCAGGCGGTGGAAATGGAACGAGCGTAACGCTTGGCCGAATCAAAGGTACGCACTTTTGGGTTTACCCGGAATGGTGCCAAAAAGAAGGAGAAAAGACATGATCGACGATGTACTTGTTGATGTATTAAGACGCACTGGAAAGATGTCGAGAGCGGATCTCGTCAAGGCGCTTAACTTAAACAAAAAGGCCAAGTACCAAGATCGTCAGCTCCGAAACGTCAAGGAACGAGTCAACATCAACAATGATCGGTTTCACGATACGTTGATCGTAGGGTTTAGTACAGGCAAAGGTTACAAATTAGCCGATACCGAAGCAGAGTTGACCCACTTTATTCGAGAGACGGCATCACGTATCAAGTCGTTGACCATACAGCTGGTAAAGGCGTGGAGAATGAGAGAGGACATAAGACGAAAGAAAAGAGAGGAAAAAGAATAATGGATCAATTAGTAATTAGAAGAAACAAACGACATGCATCAACGGTAAGAAAGCCGTTAATGATTAGTGTAGACCTGTATGACAGACTAGATGCACTAGTACCGGAAACAGGCTATGTAAAAGGAATTTTAGGAGATATGCTCCTAGAATTCGCATTAGAAAGACTGGTCATTGAAGACTCTAAGGAGGAATAAATAATGGATGTACAAATCAAAATTACAGCCGATGACAAGGCTTTGGAGTTTAGTCGCAACTTATCAAACTTTTATGCCAATCTCGTCGTATCGGGATTTGTAGCGGACCAGAAAAAAGAGACCATTACAAAAGTCGATAAGACGGCAGACGTGGAAAAAGAGGAAGAACCGGACAGACCGTGGGAAACGATCGAGCCTGATCCGATAAAAGTGGATGAGGAACCGAAAGAGGTAGAGGCCCCTAAGGAAGAACCGAAAAAAGAAGAAACAGCAGCATCAAGTCATATCACTGAGGAAATGAAAGAGAAAATAAGAGCAAGAGCTAATGCGTATGTGCAAAAACAAGGGGAGCACGGGAAGACTGAGTTAAAAAAGATACTCGATAAATATGGACTGCCTAAGTTGACCGCACCGGGGCTAGAGAAATACTACGATGCTATTTGGGCGGAATTGGAGGTATAGGTCATGGCTAAACAACACGCCTTACTATCCGCATCCTCATCCAAAATGTGGCTGGAATGTACACCGAGTGCGGTATTAAACGCCGATAAACCAGACAAGGAAACGCCTTACTCGAAAGAGGGTACAGAGGCGCATGCCCTAGCCGAAAAGAAGCTGATCAGCTGGATCAAGAACAACCGCAAGAGCAAATTCAAGGCTCCGGACGGAGAAATGAATGAATACACCGACGATTACCGGGATTACATCATTGAGGTCTTTAACTCAGAAAAGGCAAAGACACCAGATGTCCAACTGCTCATTGAACAAAGACTTGATTTCAGCCGATGGGTACCGGATGGATTTGGCACCGGGGATGCCGTGATCATCGGCGATGATACATGCCACGTAATCGATCTCAAGTACGGACAGGGTGTACTCGTAAAGGCTGAGGGTAACACACAGGCTAGATTGTACGCTGCCGGTGCATTGGACACTTATGGACTCTTATACGACTTTGATAAGATCACAGTCCACATTTATCAGCCCCGAATGAACAACATTTCCACATGCACCTATACGGTTGCAGAGCTGGAAGAATGGCTGGAAAAGGAAGTCGTACCGAAAGCGCAGTTAGCTATCAAGGGCGAGGGTTCGCAGAAAGCCGGAGACTGGTGCCACTTTTGTAAGATCAACGGCAACTGCTCTGCGCAGATGTTGCACGCATTGACCGATCTGATCCAGTCTGGATTTAATACCGACTGCAAGGAGTTGACACAGGAACAGATCGAGATGGCTCTGCCTTTATTACCAGGCATCTCCAAATGGATCAAAAGCCTGGAAGAGTATGCACTGGATCAAGCCTTACAGGGTACAAGATACAAGGGCTTCAAGCTTGTCGAGGGCAGATCCGTCCGCAAGGTTACCGATGAGGCAGGGCTGATCGAGGCACTGCACAAGCTGGATTACAAGGATGATCTGATCATGACTAAGCCTAAACTGGAAACCATCAGCAACCTCGAAAAAGCGATCGGAAAGAAAATGTTTGCCGGTATATCGATGCCATATATCGATAAGCCAAAGGGCAAGCCTACACTGGTGCCGATATCTGATAAACGTCCGGAATATCGAGATGAAGAAAAAGAAATGAATGAATTTGCAGACGAATTTAAGAAAGAAGGAGATTAAGTATGACAACACAAAGATTAAACACCGAAGTAAAGACAGGAGTAGTAAGACTGGTATATCCACATTTATTCGATCCACAGTCATTCGACGACAACGTGGCTAACGCTAAATACAGCGTGATGATCCTGATCCCTAAATCGGATCAGACAACAGTACAGGCTATTAACCAGGCCTATGAAAATGCCAAGCAGAACGGGATCAACCAATACGGTCAAGGGTTTGCCGCTAAGGCTACCCCATTAAAAAGACCGGTAGGATCGAATCAGGGATTGATCCGTGACGCCGATGAGTGGCCGGACTTCCAGGACAATCCGGATTATCAGGGGCATTACATCATGTCCATTAAAAGTACACAGGCCCCATTGGTTATGGCAACCGAGGCCGGAAAGAAAAAGCTGAACGTCGAAGAGGGAAAAGAACTACTGTACTCCGGATGTTATGGACGAGTTAAATTCTCTATTTTCCCATATAGCAAGGTTGGCACAGGTATCACAAGCGGATTGTTGACCGTACTCAAAACAAAGGACGGGGATCCAATCGGCGGAGCAAGAGGAAGTATCAACGACTTCGACGACGAGTTTGAACAGGGCTTAGCAGACCTGTTATAAGCCGATGGCGGAAGTACTTCACATCGACCTGGAGACTTACTCCAGTGTCGATCTGGGTAAAAGCGGTGTCTATAAATACGCAGAGAGTGAGGATTTTGAAATCCTGCTCTTTGCCTACGCTTTTGGGGATAGCCCAGTTAAAGTCATCGACTTAGCCAGTGGTGAGCCCCTATCGAGATATATCGAGGCCTGTATCCAAGACCCAGGTGTTATCAAGGTTGCGCACAACGCATCCTTTGAGCGCATATGTCTAAGTCGTTATCTGCTTGGGATAGGTCAATATCTAGACCCCAAGCAATGGCGATGCACCATGATCCATGCCTGTGAGCTTGGCTTGCCGGCCTCTCTTGCCAACTTGGGTAAGGCTCTAAAACTGGACGAGGACAAACAAAAGATGGATGTCGGCAAACGGCTAATTACGTATTTCTGTAAACCGTGCAAACCGACCTTATCCAATGGTGGCAGGACACGGAATCTACCACAGCATGACATGGATAAGTGGAACCTGTTTAAAGACTACAACCAAAGAGATGTGAAAACCGAACAGGCCATCTATAAACGCCTAATGAAATACCCTGTGCCACAGTCCGAATGGGAACTGTGGTCACTGGATCAGCGTATCAATGACTTAGGTATCGGTATCGATGTAGAGATGATGACGGACGTTGTAAATTTCGGCGAGGATCATGAGGCACGCTCAAGAGAACGATGCCTAGAGCTGACGGGTGGAATCAACATCCACTCCATTATCCAGCTCAAGCAGTGGATCAGCAACCGAGAAGGACGAGAGATCACGAGCCTTAGAAAAGAGGATGTTGATGATCTGCTTAGCCAGGACATCCAGCCGGAAACCCGTGAGTTGTTGGAACTGCGACAGGAAACCGGGAAGACCTCGGTCAAGAAGTACGAGGCTTTCCAGCGAACGGTCTGTCAGGACGGACGGGTACATGGTGCCTTTCAGTTCTACGGAGGCCGCACAGGACGATGGGCCGGACGATTAGTACAGCCGCAGAACTTCCCGAGAAATGAATTTGACGACATCGAGTTGGCAAGATCCATTGTCAAGAGGAAAGACTGGGGACTGTTAGAAATTCTTTACGGATCGTTAAACTCTGTATTCTCCACTTTGATCCGGACACTGATTGTACCTAGACAAGGATTTAAGTTTGCGGTAGCCGACTACTCAGCTATCGAGGCAAGAGTCATTGCATGGCTGACGGATGAGACGTGGCGACAAGAGGTATTTAAAGATGGCGGGGATATCTACTGCGCCTCAGCAACACAGATGTTCCATGTACCCGTGGAAAAGCACGGGCAGAATAGTCACCTCCGAAAGAAAGGAAAGGTCGCTGAGCTCGCTCTTGGCTATGGCGGCGGTGTATCTGCTCTTGAGGCTATGGGCGGTGCTCGAATGGGACTGACACAAACGGAGATGCAGGACATCGTCAAAAAGTGGCGAGCCGCATCACCTAGGATACGTCAGTTTTGGTACACGCTAGGCGATGCCGTAAAGGCCGCCATCCAGGAGGGTAAGACGGTCCCTCTACCGCACAACATGTATGTGTACTGCGAGTCGGGGTTCCTGTTTATCCAGATACCATCCGGGCGTAAGCTTGCCTATGCACAGCCTAAGGTAGAGCCGGATGGAGAGATCAGTTACTCCGGTATGCTACAGTCCGGTCACAAGTGGACACGGATCAGCTGCTGGGGCGGTAAGTTTACAGAGAACGTGGTACAGGCGATTGCCAGAGATTGCTTGGGAGAAACCCTAAAAGCTTTATCGGTCAACCCAAGACTTTTCCGCATAGTCATGCATGTGCACGATGAGGTGATCGTTGAGGTACCGGCCGATGAGGCAGAGGAAAGATTAAAAGAGATGGAGGATATCATGGCACGACCGATAGCATGGGCGCCGGGGTTGATCCTCACAGCGGACGGCTTTACGTCCGACTACTACAAGAAAGATTAGCTTATGAAATTTTTGAATTTGTAACGGGGGGGGTAAAACATGGAAAGAAAATTTAACATCGCTACCTGTAAGTCCCGCCGAGATAAAACATACATCAATCAGCAGATGACATGGCCGGAATTTATCGACAGGGTCAAAGAGACCTATCGGACAAGGGAGACGGTACAGGAGTACAAGAGTATGTCCAGGCTCCAACAGGCCGATATCAAGGACGTTGGCGGATTCGTAGCCGGTCAGTTAAAGGATGGCCGGAGAAACAATCTCAGTGTGATGAGTCGATCCATGATCACGCTGGACCTGGACTTTGCACCGGCCGACTTTTGGGACATTGTTGATATGCTCGACAGTATGTGCTGCTGCATGTACTCCACACACAAGCATACACCACAGACTCCCAAATATCGTCTAATTATACCGGCATCAAGAGATATGACTCCGGACGAGTATGAGGCGGTAGCTCGTAAGATGGCCAGTCGCTATAACATGGACTACTTTGACGACACGACCTATCAGCCGGCCCGTATGATGTTCTGGCCGTCCACATCCAAGGACGGGCAGTATGAGTTCCACCAAATGGACGGCCCACTCTTGGACATTGATAAGGTGCTCGCTGAGTATCCAGATTGGAAGGACATCAGCTTTTGGCCGAGGTCATCAAGAGCCGACAGTATTCGACAGCGATCAGCCAAAAAACAGGGTGATCCGTTGGAAAAGGACGGACTGATTGGAGCTTTCTGCCGGACCTATACCATTCAGGAGGCTATTGAGACCTTTATACCGGACGTCTATACACCGACCGATAAGTCCGACCGATGGACGTATGTAGCCGGATCAACGGCCGGAGGACTTGTAATCTATGATGACAAGTTTGCCTACTCCAATCATGCTACCGATCCATGCAGTGGAAAGCTGTGCAACGCTTTTGACTTGATCCGTATCCATAAGTTCGGTGACCTGGACGTTGACGTACAACAGGGAACACCAACCGTCAAATATCCGTCATGGACAAGGATGATTGAGTTTTGTGGAGCCGATAAAGCCACGATCCAGGAGATCGGCGAGGAACGACTGCATGAGGCATTAAAAGACTATGCGGACGACTTTGATGCCATCGACACCGAATGGCTTGGACAGTTGGAAACAGATAAGAAAGGCAGTTACAAGGCGACCACGGACAACATCGTCATCATCTTAGAGCATGATCCACGACTCAAAGACAGTATCGGTGGAGTCGATCTGTTTGATCAAAAGCCGGTCAAGTTTGGCGATCTGCCGTGGGCCAAGTTTGATGCCTGCAATCCAACATGGACGGACGATGACGATGCGGGACTTCGATATCTGTTGGAAAAGGACTACGGGATCGTAGCCAAAGGCAAGTGTGAGGACGCCCTTAGGTATGTCCACAAAAACCACGCTTTCCATCCCGTCAGAGACTACCTTAACAGTTTGACTTGGGATGGAGTGGAGCGGTTGGACAGACTCTTTATTGAGTATCTGGGATCGCCGGATACAGAGTATGTAAGGCAGGTGACCCGTAAGTCGTTTACCGCTGCGGTGGCCCGTGTTATGGCGCCGGGGTGTAAGTATGACTATATGGTCGTCCTGATCGGTAAGCAGGGCATCGGTAAGAGTCACATACTGTCGGTGATGGGCGGTAAATGGTTCAGTGACTCGATTACCACCGTGTCCGGTAAAGAGGCCTATGAAAGTCTTCACGGGTCGTGGATCGTTGAAATGGCAGAGCTGACGGCAACGAGAAAGTCAGAGATCGAGCAGACAAAGCAGTTTATCTCTAAACGGGAGGACCGCTATCGAAAGGCATACGCCAAGCGGGTGACAGATAACCCAAGGCAGTGTGTCTTCTTCGGTACGACTAATGAGGCTGAATTTTTGAGAGATTACACGGGTAACCGAAGATTTTGGCCGATTGAAACGGATGCAAAAAAGGCAACAAAAAGTATCTTTGATGATCTGACCAACGAGGTACGAGATCAACTGTGGGCCGAGGCTGTTGTGAGATACAAAGCTAAGGAGCCTCTATATCTGCAGGATGAGGTAGCACAGGAGGCGTTAAGAGCTCAGGAGGCCCATACATATAGATCTGTTAAAGAAGACCAGATATACAACTACCTGGAACGCAAGTTGCCGGACAACTGGTATGAGATGTCACAGAGTCAGCGTGTAGTGTGGCTCGATGAGCCTAAAAATGTAGGAACAATGCAACGCGATAGAGTCTGTTTGATGGAGATATGGGTTGAGGTTTTTAACGGAGCACGGGGAAATTTCCCAAATACGGAGCAAAGAGAAATCAATGCCATATTGGATCATCTTGGCTGGGAAAGAACCAAAGGACCTGTTTGGATTGATCAAAAAGTATATCTGAAACAGCGTGCAAGATTACGCCCAGATAAAGGAAAAAAGAGCTGAAATCTTTGGAAACAGTCTGGAAACAGTCTGGAAACAGTGGAAACAGTGACGAAAAATTGTTGGAAACACTTGGAAACAGTCATGGAAACAGTAAATCAAATGACTGTTGCCATGTTTAATAGGCATAAATAAAGGACTTACAAGAGGTTGGAAACAGTGGAAACAGTAAACAGTATAAAAAGGGAAATATATAGATATATAGAGATATATACACATATGTACTCTATATACGCGTTATATATATATACGCGCGTGAGACTGTTTCCACTGTTTCCAAAGGCAAAAAGGAGGTTAAAACGATGTGCTTGAAAAACAAATCGAGAAGTACCTGAAAGAGCAGGTGCAGGCCAGAGGGTGGCTGTGTTGGAAACTGGTATCGCCGGGCACGACCGGCGTGCCGGACCGCATCGTCATCGGCAATCGGCAGATCGTGTTTGTCGAACTGAAAAAGCCGGAGACAGGTCGGGTGTCCAAAGTCCAGCAGTTCCGGTTGCATCAGCTGCAGGGGCTTGGTCATCGGACAAAGGTCATCGATTCCAAAGCCGGTGTCGATAATCTGATCAAAGGGTTAAGCAAAGGAGTGTATGCAGATGATCTTTAGACCGCATCCATATCAAAGAGAGGCCATCCAATGGGGGCTGGACCATAAAAAGTGTGGACTGCTGCTACCGATGGGAGCCGGCAAGACGGTCTGTACACTGACCATCATTCAAAGGCTGATGTATATCGAGGTATCAAAAGTGTTGATCATCGGCCCTGTTCGAGTCGTACAGTCCACATGGCCGGATGAGATCCGACAGTGGGAGCATACCAAAGATCTAAGTTACACCATTATCGATGGGCCGATGGCGAAAGGGAAAAAGCGTGTAGATCTATCTACAGATTTGTACCTCATTGGCAAGGAGAATGTGTCGGATCTCATCGATACGTACCAAAGAGACTGGCCTTTCGACATGGTCGTCATCGACGAACTATCGACCTTTAAAAACCCACAGTCCAAGAGATTCAAGGCCTTACGGAAAATGATGCCTCTAGTCGATCGGTTTATCGGTCTGACCGGCACACCGGCACCCAACGGACTTCCGGACCTGTGGAGTCAGATCTATCTGATGGATCGAGGTGAAAGACTTGGAAAGACACTATCTGCTTTTCGAGGGAGATTCTTAAAGCCCGGCAGACGAAGCGGCTATGTAGTCTATGAGTGGAATTTACAGGACGGTGCCGAGGAAGAGATTTACAAGCGCATCGGTGATATCTGTATGTCGATCCAACAGGGCGACTGTACCAAGCTGCCACCATTGACCGTGATCGATTACCCGGTAGATCTCAAAAAGGCCAAGAAAGGCTATGACCAGTTTAAACGGGACAAGCTGCTGGAACTGGGTGACGATGAGGCCATTATCGCAGCCAACGCCGGAGTGTTATGTGGTCAACTGCTGCAGTACGCATCCGGCGAGATCTATCAGGAGTCCGGATCAAGCAAGACCGTTGACATCCACCGCCACAAGATGGATGCACTCGACGATCTGATCGAGTCGGCCAACGGACAGCCGGTCATGGTGTTTTACTACTTTAAACACGAGCTGGACAGACTGACCAACCATTTTACCGAGATGGGCAAAATGGTGAGAACTGTAAAAGGGCCGGAGGATGTCAGAGCCTGGAACAATGGAAAGATCGATATCCTGTTACTGCATCCGGCATCGGCAGGCCACGGACTGAACTTACAGAAAGGCGGGAGCATAGCCATCTGGTACACCTTGCCTAACTGGAATTTAGAACTTTATCAGCAGGCCAATGCCCGGATCTATCGACAGGGCCAACAAAAGGCCGTGACCATCTACCATCTGATGGCCAAGGGTACGATCGATGAGGATATGATTGATGCCTTGAATAAAAAAGACGTAACACAAAAGAGGCTGATTGAGGCCTTACGGAAAGAGGTGTAAATATGGTGACCGAAAAAAAATGTAGGACGGCATTAGAGATCCTAAAAGAAAAAGCGAACGGTGAGACTGTGGATGCCGTCATCTGCTTTAAGGAATTAATAGCTGAACACTTTGAAATGCTTTCTCAATTAAAAACAGGCGATTTATCAGATGGATACCATACATATAACGAGTTGTATCATCATAGAGCGGTATTGTTTAGCATTATCGTTAATCAAAACAAAGAAATAGCATGGAAGTCTAAAAAGCACCATGACGGAACAATGTATGACGGTATGTTTATTGTTGGAATAGATACACCGCAAGGACAATATAGCTATCACTATGACATTGAGCCATATTGGAATATGTTTGAATGTAAAGAACTTGATAATGCGCCTGTATGGGACGGTCATGAGCCAAAAGATATTAATAGATTGCTAAGTATTGATGACAATCCACCTTTGAAATTTGAAGAATTAAAAGAAAACATGTGGGTTTGGGATAATTATTGGGAAGAATATTTTGAAATCAGCGAAGTTTATTTGAATACTAAAGAGATTGACGTCCTTATTCATCAAAATAAAATTAACCAAAAAAGATATGAAACTATAAAATACACACCAAACCGCTTTTACAGAAAGGAAGTAGTACAAAATGATTAAGAAATACAAAAAGAAACCAGTAGTGATTAGAGCACTGCAATGGACCGGTGACAACTATACAGAAATATTGAATTTTTGCGATAAAGCGGAATTTCAACACCAGGTAAGAAAGCATAAACATGTTTTTACCGGTGAGTCGGAAATACTAGAATGGGTAGAACTGACGATTGAAACCTTAGAGGGAACGCATGAAGCAAGCATTGGCGATTACATTATCGAGGGCGTCAACGGGGAGTTCTATCCGTGTAAGCCGGATATCTTTGAAAAGACTTATGAAGAAGTGAACTAATCGAGTGGAACTCGAAAAAACTCGAAAAGAACTCGAAAGGAGGACTCAACACTATGGAAAATTCGGCAAATGAAATCCAAGATGGTATGTGGGATTTTTTAAAAGACGGGAAGCAGAAAGCCAATGTTAAGGCGTTAAAAAACGCTGTTTATACCCTGATTGGTATGAGTACCCAAAAAACAGCAGGGCAAAGATCTGACCATCCAAAGCATATAACTTTTGAAGTGTTGGAACTTCTGAAATGGCAGATTATATGTGAGTCGGTGGCTTTGGTACTCTCCGGAAAGTTAGACGAATTGGAGGATGAGCAATGATTGACGAGAAAGAACTGATCAAATCCTTGGAAGATTTGACGAATGAGTACAGAGACAAACAGGCAAACGCCAAAAACGAAAAGCACAACGCTTTTTTGACAGGTGCCTTAGGCATACTGATCGACGTTACCAATATGGTTCGACACTGGCCGAAAAGGAGAAACAGAATGACTAATTTAGAGCACTACAAACGTGAGATATCGGATCGTTGGATGGGGTATGTAAACCACAGGGGTCAGGAAAGATATAACGAATACTTAGGTTTGGCTATAATTGACGTCTATATCAAAGATTTAAAAAGGCTGGGTCTTGATGAGCCGGCGACTGCTGTAGCGAGTGTGATGCATTGGCTGGTCAGAGAGTATGAAGAGCCTATAAAACTCAAGCAGTGGGAAAAGGATTTACTTGGATACCTTTATCGGACGTCATCTGAAAAAATGTCTTTCGTGCATTACGCAGAATTGAATTATCTCAAAGGTGAAGGCCATTTCAAGGGGATTACAAACGCAGACATGGAATTAAGTGAAATATTAAATAATTGCGAGGTAATTGATAAGTAAATGCGAGGTAGTAGAATGACCGATGATATCTTGTTCAAGGCACAAAATTTAAGGAAAGAAATCTTGACTCTTAAATCATTACTGACAGACCTGGATCACTGCAATAAGGCCCATATCCATTTTCTGTTTATAAAGGGACCCTGCGAGAGCGTTTCAAGAGACGAGGAACTTAGTGGGGGTACGATAAAAGCTTTTTATGAGGCAACAAAAAAATTGATTGCCGAAAAAGAAAAGGAGTATGAGAGCCTATGATCCACAAAGAAGACATACTGTTTATCCTGGCACTTTGGATCTTGCAGATCTTCCTGATACTCGTATGTGGCGGCCTAGCTCCACCGATTAAATAGCACTAACCTCGTACCTGGTAAGGACCGGCTTGCGTGATTTCAGTAACCTCCTTCTATTTACTTAAATTTACGGCCAAACCCACAAGTACCAACGATACGCGCATACGCTAGTCGGCCCTTACTGGGTGCGAGGATCAAAAGAAAGGATGCTAAAATGTTAAATCTTAAACACAATTACTTTATCGACAGTGATGGCAACTGTCTAAAACTCTGTAAGAGGGCCGTAAGGCACGATGACGAGGCAAACACTGATAGAGAGGTAGTAACACTCATCGGCTATCATACCGACCTGTCAACAGCTCTCAGGAGCTACACACGGAGTGTGGTTAACGAGCATATCCGTGATAACGATACTACGTTGGACCTTGTCCTGGATCTGCTAAACGAGCTGGATGAGGAGGTGCATGGTTATGGGGCCTAAGCTAGACGTCGGCTTTAAGCCGATCAGCCAATCTTGCCGCAACTTTGGAGATACGGTACTGGCCTCATGGCGGTTTAAGATCCACGGCCCTTACGAGCTGATCGTCTGGTACAAAGCTAAAGGATCAAAAATCCTCACAAGAGGTGATAAGGCGCATCCGTTCGAGGCTCGCTTTGTCAAAAACTCTTTTGACGGCGAGACCTACACGGAGGTGTTTACCAATGGATACTTGGACAATAAAGGCGTGGAGCGGTTGATCCAGGATCTGACTATTAAATTTGCATATGGCGATCAAAGCGCCATGATGCCGGCAGCATAAAAAAGGAGGACTAGAAAATGGGACAAATCGAAATAAGCTTTATCAATAAGGAAACGGGGCTTCCGTATTCTTTGCCGAAGCCACGAAAATTGATCGTCAATGGCCCGGCCACGATTGTGCTTTGGAGCGACGGAACAAAGACAGTCGCAAAATGTAACACGGATGAGCCATTTGATCCGGAAAAAGGTGTAGCGATTGCTATTGCTAAAAGGTTTATATCGGGTAACAAGCTGCATAGGATGTTTGATGACGCCGGATTTCAGCTGATCGATAATAGCGGGATGAAAAGTTTATTAGTTCAGTGGGCGGAAACTATGACAGCAATCGCAAATGCTTATGGCAGTAGTTCCGGGGGTGACAAAAAATGAGCGGCGGGAAATACAACCCTGCCGTACTCTGGCACAAACTGGGATACAAGAGTAACAAGATCGTCGGCGTTGTCAAAAACTACTTTAAGGCTATTGGACATCAGACCATTACCTTTGATATGCAGGGCCGACAGGTCGCTGTTACCGATGAGAGCGCCAACAGCGTGGTATTGAGCGCAAAAGAGATCGAGGCTATTTATTTTACAGCCAAAAGTATGGGGTGGATGAATTATGATTGATATGCTGATTGAGACCGTTAAAGGTCTAGGCTTGATAGCCTTAATTGTATTTCTAGCGTTTGTCATTGTCGTGATCATGCAAACGCTGATCCAAACAATTACCAAAGGAGGTCGTCGGAATGAATAAAGGCCATTACCTCGACTGCATCGAGCTCTTGGAGCGTAACAGCCGTAAATCGTCCTACGTCAAAAACCAGGCGGAAGACTTGAGGCAACTAGTCGATGAGCATTACCAACTTGTCGAAGATCATACAAAGCTCGAAAGAGCGTACTTTGGTCAGCAGACCACAATCGAACATCTACAAGAGCAAATTTGCAAGATTAAGGGATACAGAGAAAAGATTGACCGCCGTCGTAGGAGGTAACATGACAGACGATAAAGCAAAGTACATACTCCACGAGATCAAGTCTCTGCGGAGATACCAAAAGATCATCCAGGGAATTGATCTCGACCTGAAAAGAGTGCATGAGGAGATCCGGACCATATCGGAGCCCTCATGTCCTCAGGGGCATGGCGACTTACCAAAAGTCCAGAGTCATGCGGATAAGTCATCCTTAGTGCTTGGATTGATGACAGACGAGGCTGAGCTCATAAAAGAGCGCGATAAGTTTGTGGATCGTCGGAAAGAGGCTGATGACTACTACACCAAACTCAAACTTGTCTGCACAAGGCAAGAGCTGGACTTCGCTGATGCCTTTTTCCGGGGAGTATCGTACAAGCGATTGTCTATTGATTATCACTACGAAAACCCATATCAAAGCATGATTGTTTTAATCAAACGCATCACTGCGTAGTAAACTACGCTGTCAAGTGTGATAAAGTGATAGTGTCGAAAAGTAAGATAAAAAGGATTCATACCCCGTCAGCTCATACATCCATTGTTTAAAATCTTTGTATGAGGCGTTGTCTTATTTATTTTCGACACACCTTAAAAAATTGGCCGGCTTATTAGTCGGCCTTTTTTGATGCCAACAGCTGACCGGCGCTTTTTTTCGCTCTCCTATCTTTGGCGACCGAGTCAGCACCAGGCATGACGGAAAGGAGGTAGCCTATGACCGAGAAAATGATGCTGTTTTGCGAGGAATATCTCAAAGACAAAGAGCTCAACGCCAGTGCCGCATATAAACGTGTGTACAAGACATGTAAGTCTGATATTACGGCGAGATCCAACGCATCCAAGCTGTTAAAAAGACCGGATGTCAGAGAGTACATCCAAAAAAAGCAAGCGGAGATCCATGACGAAAACACAGCAGACATCAAGGAGGTCGAGGAATACCTCACTTCGGTGATGCGTGGTAAGTCGAAATCTGAGGTGCTAAAACTCAATGGCGATGGGTACCAGGTCGTTGTGGAAAAGCACCCGGAAGAAAAAGACCGTATTCGAGCGGCCGAATTACTTGGTAAGCGGTATGGGATGTTTAAAGATGGATTGACTTTGGATGGCGATATGACGCTTAACATCAAGGTGGATTATGGATCTGACGATTAAGGCTAACCGGGTATTTAAAGCACCGGACCAAAGCCAAAAACGATACATCGTCATGAAAGGGTCTGCCGGATCTGGGAAGTCCGTTGATACCGCCCAGCACTACATCTTACGTCTGATGTCTGATCCAGGCCGTAATTTGCTATGTGTCCGAAAATCAGACGTTACCAATCGAGACAGTACCTTTGCCGAATTGCAGGGTGCTATTTTTCGTATGTTTGGTGAGCAGTACAAAAAGTACTGGTACATCAATTCAAGCGATATGCGGTTAGAGTGTATTGCCAACCACAATCAGATCTTTTTTCGTGGTGTGAATGATGAAAAACAACGAGAAAAGCTAAAGTCCATCGCCGTAAAGCGAGGTAAGCTTACCGATGTGTGGATCGAGGAGGCCACAGAGCTGACACAGAGCGATTTCGAGATTATCGATGACCGTCTACGTGGGGAGCTACCAAAAGGACAGTTTTACCAAATCCGCCTGACCTTTAACCCGGTCAGTTCGAGCCACTGGATCAAAAAGCACTTTTTCGATCGTGCCGATCCGGATGTCTTTACGCATCATTCGACCTACAAGGACAACCGCTTTATTGACGATGCGTATTATCGACGTATGGAGCGACGTAAAGAGGTTGATCCGGACGGATACCGTATTTACGGACTTGGCGAGTGGGGCGAGGTTGGAGGACTGATCTTGACCAACTATGTGGTTGAGGACTTTGACACATCTCCGGAGCGTTTTGACTACATGGTCAACTCGCAGGACTTTGGATACAACCATGCCGACTGTATCGGTGAGGTCGGATTTAAGGACGGTGAACTTTACCTGTGTCGGGAAATTTACGAGTTTGAAAAAGACACAGGTGAGTTGATTGACCTGGCTAACAAGAGAGGCTTTAACAAGGCCCTAACGATGTGGTGTGACTCAGCAGAGCCCGACCGCATTAAAATGTGGCGTAAAGCTGGATACAAAGCCAAAGGTGTCAAAAAGGAGCCAAACAGTGTAAGGGCGCAAATCGACTACCTTAAATTACATAAAATCCATATCCACCCAAGCTGCATAAATACGATCAAGGAGATCCAGCAGTGGAAGTGGAAAAAGAATGACAAAACTAACGAGTATTTGGATGAGCCGGTCAACTTTTTTGATGACGCAATGGCCATGCTAAGGTACTCGATTGAGGAAGAGAGAAAGCCGAAAGCAAGGCTGAATATATTGACAGGAGGTATCTAGTATGGACAAGCTCAATAGCTACATCCAACCGGATGAGCTCATTACCTTACCGGATGACAAAGAGATGAGCATAGCAGTGCTGCAAGATCTGATTTCTGAACACAAAAAGCTGTGTGTCACACGCTATGAAACGCTGCGAAAAGCGTACATCGGGGACTATCCAATTTTGCATCAACCCGACAAAGAGAAATACAAACCAGACAACCGAATCGTGGTCAACTTTGCCAAGTACATTGTTGACACCATGATCGGTTTTTTTATTGGTATACCGATCAAGGTCAATTCGCAGGATGAGCGAGTGGCCGAGTACCTAAACTTGCTGGATCAGTACAATGACCAGGACGATAACAACGCCGAGCTGGCAAGAATCTGTAGTATCTACGGTAAGGGCTACGAGGTGTACTACAACGATGAGAGTAGCCAGGTCGCCATCATGTACCTAAACCCGTTAGAGGGCTTTATGGTGTACGACGAGACGGTACAGCAAAACCCGAGGTACTTTATCAGTTACAAGGTGGATTCTGAGGGATTTACACATGGCGAGGTCAGGGATGCATCCAAGATCTACTTTTTCACAGACAAGGGAAATCTCCATTTTACCGAAGAAAAAGATCACGGTTTCAGTGACATTCCGGCGACGGAGTTTATCGAGAACGAAGAGCGTATGTCGATCTTTGAGCCGTGCTACTCCATGATCAATGCCTATAACAAGGCTATATCGGAAAAGGCCAATGATGTGGACTACTTTGCTGACGCTTACCTAAAGATCTTGGGACCTAAATTGAGTGATGAAGAGCTGAAAAGCGTGAGAGATCATCGAATCATCAACCTCGAAAAAGACGACTTATCTGGTGTAGAGGTGGATTTTTTGGACAAGCCGAACGCCGACACCACACAGGAGAACTTGATCAACCGCCTGGAAAGACTGATTTTCCAAAATTCGATGGTGGCCAATATTAACGATGAAAATTTTGGTACGTCAAGCGGTATCGCTCTCAAGTACAAATTACTGTCCATGTCCAACTTGGCCAAAACGAAAGAACGTAAGTTTGTATCTGGGATGAACCGCCGATACAAGGTCATCTTTAGCAACGCCATTAACAACATGGCAGCCGATGACTGGTTAAAAGTCGAATACAAATTCACGCAAAACTTCCCGGCCAATCTACAAGAAGAAGCACAGATAGCCCAGCAGTTGAGCGGTATTGTCAGTCAAGAGACACAGTTAAGCGTATTGTCGATTGTGAATGACGTGAAGGCAGAAATGGACAAGATTGAGGCCGAGGCAAACACAGATAAGGTCATCGCTCAGTACTTTGAGCCTACGGATGAACAAGAAAACCGTTTGCCGGGGGATGAAGTAGATGCCGAAGAATAGCGAGGACTACTGGAGAGAGCGCGAAGAAGAGCAAAGGAAGCACAACATCACGGACGAAAGAGAGTACAGAAAAAATCTGGAACGTATCTACAAGAATATGCTTTCCGAGGTCAGTGATCAAATCTACTCTTTTTATGCTAAATATGCTAATAAAGAGGGAATCAGCATGGCCGAGGCCAAAAGAAGAGCGAATAAGCTTGATATAGAGGCCTACGCTGAGAAAGCTAAGAAGTATGTCAAAGAAAAGGACTTCTCAGACCAGGCCAATGAAGAAATGCGTATCTATAACTTGACAATGAAAGTCAATCGCCTGGAGCTTTTAAAAGCACAGATTGGACTTGAACTTTGTGCGGGATCAGATGAAATCGAGAAGTTTATGGCTGAGCAATTAGAGGGCCGGACATTGGCTGAGATTGAAAGACAGGCCGGCATCTTAGGTAAGTCTATCCAGAACAATAAGGAGCTTGCTAAAGCAATTGTGAACGCATCTTTTCATAACGCGACCTTTAGTGATCGCATATGGGCCGAACAGGCTTCTCTGAGAAATCAGTTGTCTACCATCTTACAAAATGCCCTGATTGCCGGTAGACACCCTAGAGATTTTATTCCCCAGATCCGTAAGATCTTCGATGTCACAAAAAGCCAGGCTAATCGCTTACTTGTGACCGAGATGGCAAGAGTACAGACAGAGGCACAGATGCAGTCTTTTAAACGTAACGGGTTTGATGAGTACACCTTTTTAGCGCTAGGAACAGCCTGTGAGGTGTGCCGTAAAATTGACGGGCATCATTTCAAGGTTGAGACAGCTAATGCAGGCGTCAATATGCCACCCATGCACCCCCATTGCAGATGCAGCACGTCGGCGTATATGGACGATGACGATTACAATGAGTGGCTAGATAGCTATTCTGCGCACCATCTTAATTTTCAGGATTGGAAAGATGCAAATCGATCGTCATTATTACGTATAGAGAATAACGCAGTCTATCATAATGGTTTTGGAATCACCTTAAGAGATAAGTACACCAACGATGAATTTAAAATTAAAGTTTTGCGGAGCCATGAAGAGTTCGCAAAAAAAGGTTGGCAATCCACCGAACATTTTAACAAGCAGTTGTTGGGACGCTTAAATAGTGGTAGGATTAAATCGAAGGATGACATATTTGACACGCTCTCTAAGCCGGTAAACTATATCGATTTAGAGACCCATAGATATGTTAAGTTTTATAACAATATTGGTATTGTCATTGACGATATCAACGGCTATCTAACAACGATAGTACCTCGAAAAACGATTAAGAAAGACTGGGTGAAGAAGTTATGACAGAGCAATTTAGAAAATTTTTAGACACAACAAATAAGTTTTTGCATGCCGATAATTTTGACGCACTTGGTTATTGCGATTATGTTGATCAATTCTGGGTGGATCATGAGGAAGATTTGGAATACTCTGCTGATCCCAATGATCGAAATGACGAGAATACTATTGTGTCACGAATATGGGAGCTTGCGGATCGATACGATGCGTGCGATGCAATAGTACAGCATGACCCGTATTGTATAAATGCCGCTAATCTAAAAAAGCAGTTAAAAGAAATTATTAAAAGTGTTTAGATTCTAATAGCCGCCGTAAGGGTGGCTTTTTTTATGCCCGAATGGAGGTGAGCGGTTATGATCCACATTAGCATCCATCAGACCGATGAGGATTGCGAGATCACGATAGATGGCCACGCTCAATACGCAGAGCCAGGAAAGGACATTATTTGCAGCGCAATATCTACTTTGTTTGACACACTGATGAGTGCTTTACAGCTATCCTCTGCTGAGGTGTATGAGTACGAGAATCCAGCAAAGGCTAGGATAAAGCGTGTCGATGGGTGGGCCGGTAGCTCGATCGATATTTTCCGTATCGGTGTGAGAGGCGTGGAAGCTCAATACCCAGATTACGTGTCAGTATCGGACTGGTAAGGAATTTTTAACAATGTGCAGTCATAAATGGGCCGAGAGTGTCCAAAAAGTATTTTTTGATCGAGATAATCAATGCAGGACGGAAGTGAGAGTATGTACCTGCATTTTTTGTGGCAAAAAGAAAAAGGAGTTGATCAGGGTGAAAGATCCACCTTACCGGAAACTACCGAAATTTATAAAACACGACCTGAGCGATATGTAGCCGGGTCTTTTTTTATGTCCAGACGTGGACAGACTATAAAAGCTACGTGGTGACCTTAAGCTTGAGGTCCTTAATATCAAGCCCGTGTCGCATCTATTCACGACCATAAACAAGGAGGATAAAAACATGAAATCTACGAATAGAACCAAATTTTACAATTTTGCTTTGCGCAGACCTTTTAATCTGCAGCGATTCGCCGACGAGGGAGATGCAGGTTCCGACGGAACTCTAGACAACGGTGATCCAAACGACGGTGCCCCGGAAGATGGACAAGCAGATCCAGCAGAAGACAGCAAAACCCCAAAATACACAGAGGAAGATATGCAGAGGGCCTTGCGACGTAAAGCCGCCGAAGTCAACAAAAAGCGTGACAAAGAGGAAAAAGAAAAAAGTGAGGCTGAACGTCTGCGAACTATGTCCGACGAGGAAAAACGAGCTCATGAATTTAAGGAAATGCAGAAAGAACTTGCGGCTCTCAAAAATGAGAGAGCGCTTGGTGAGATGGCTAAAACTGCAAGGGGCTTATTAGCCGACAGACACATCAATGTTAGCGATGATCTGATCAAGAACCTAATCAGCACCGATGCCGAAGCTACTAAAAATGCGGTGGACTCTTTTGCAGCAGCTTTCGAAAAAGCGGTACAGGATGCCGTTGCTGAGCGCCTAAAGGGTAAAGCCCCAACTGCTGGAAGCACCAATAAAAAGATCACAAAGGAAGAAATCCTCGCTGTCAAAGACAGGCGTGAACGCCAGCGTTTGATTAACGAAAATATGGATCTATTCAAAACACAACAATAGGAGGAAAAGAAAATGAGATATTTAAAACGACAATTACGTAAATTTAATTTGCAGCGCTTTGCTGCGCCAACTAACACAATCGTTACCACCGATTTGGAACCAGCTATTTCCATCGACTTTGCCAGCCGTTTGGCATCCAACATCACAGAATTGCAGCAAGTTTTAGGCATCACTGAAATGATTCCAATGGCCAATGGTACGTCTATCAAGATCTACAAGATGACTCAGGAAAGTACTCCTGCACAGGTTGCTGAGGGCGAAACAATCAACCTGACTAAGATCAATCAGAAAGTTGCCAAGACCATCGATTTGACTTTGAAAAAATTCCGTAAGGCTACAACTGCCGAAGCTATTCAGCGTTCCGGACGTTCTCTGGCTGTTAACAAAACAGATGAAAAACTGTTATCCGGTATCCAGGGTGGAATTAAGAAAGACTTCTACGATCTGTTAGCTACGGGTACAGGTACGGCATCTGGTACTAACTTGCAGACTACGTTAAGTGCTGCTTGGGGAGCCTTGAAAAAATTCTATGTAGATCAGGACGCTACACCGATTTATTTCGTATCCAGCGATGATGTAGCTGATTACTTAGGTACGGCTCCAATCACTTTGCAGACTGCTTTCGGTATGTCTTATATCGAGGATTTCTTAGGATTGGGTACTGTAGTCGTTACGCCATCTTTGACAAAAGGTAAACTGATCGCAACTGCAAAAGAAAACCTAAACGGCGCTTACGTACCTGCATCTTCCGGTGATGTTGCACAGTCTTTCAATTTGACTGGTGATTCTACAGGCATGGTCGGCATGACGCACTATGTAGTAGGTTCTAATGCCACTGTTGAGACATTGGCCATGACCGGTGTTGTATTCTTCCCAGAATTACTGGATGGCGTTATCGTAGGTACAATCTCGGGGGAATAATTGGGTCTGACGTATTAACGATCCCGACTCAGGGTCAGACCCTATATGGTAAGCGGATTAGTTCGCTGATCGGGGAAGATGTTAAGGTGCTTGCTGATGGTACGGTAACCGGTACCTTAAAGCATGTTACCGATTATACACAGTTCAACGAGGCCGTACCGGCCGAACAGGAAGGCTATTTCTTCCCATTCAAACTCACGAAGACCGGTACTAAAATGACCTTTAAGAAAAATGGTGAGGAATCGAAAAAAGACATCGCGTGGGAAGCCATGAACGTCTTTAGAGTTACTAAAACCGATACTTTTGAGGTCATTGTTGATGGTGAGTCTGTTGTAACCTTTAACTTTGCCAAAGCTACATTTGCCGAGTAAGGAGTGATATCGTATGGTGGTAATTGATGATATCAAAGCTATGCTTGGACTGACAGAGGAATCTGTTCAACTCAATACTATTGTTACGCTCACAGAGAGTCGTTTAAAGGCCCTCTTGGGCGTTGACGTTGTGCCGCAGGAGTTAGAGTATATCGAGGTCGAGATTGCCGTCAGACGATACAACCGTATCGGTTCAGAGGGCGCTACCTCACACTCTGTAGAGGGAGAGTCGTGGTCTTTTAAAGATAATGACTTTGCCGATTTTGCCGACGATATCCAAGCATGGCGAGACAAACGAGTTGACGAGTCAAAAGGCAGGATACGCTTTTTATGAGATACGATACACCCATCTTTTTTAGAACTGTAACACCTGGTGACTATGACGAGTCAACGGGCAATTATGGCGATGACGAAGTATCCGAAACAAAGGCTATGGCCTCTGTCATGGACACGCAGACAGAAACCATGAAGCTTGTTTACGGCGATATCCGGCAAGGATCTCTGACCTTGACGATTCAAAACCACTATGATAAGACCTTTGACAATATCCGTATTGGCGACAAGGTCTATCGGGTGGATCGTACAAGACGATTGCGAGTCAAACAGTCATTTATTGTATCGGAGGTGCAATGATGGCAAAAGGGATCTCATTAGTGGGTATGGAAAAGCTGACGGCCAAGATCCAGGACAACATGAAAAAAGAAGCCGTTAAGACGGTGATCAAGAAAAATGGATCTCGTCTGCAACAGAGTGCTCAGGAAAAAGCACCTGTTGATACTGGTGTCTTGAAGAGAAGTATCATGCTTGAAATCAAAGATTCCGGATTAACAGCTGAGAGCGAAGCAACGGTAAACTATGCCGGTTATGTAGAGTACGGTACGCGCTTTATGGAAGCACAACCTTATATGAGACCCGCTCTGCAAGAAGTCGGTAAGAAATTTAAATCCGATATGGAAAAGTTGGTGAAATGATGGACCCACAACAGGAACTGTTCTCGGCCTTGTTGGTCGAATTAAAAAAACTAGGGTATGACGTTTATGACGGTGCGTTGCCGCCAAAAGATACGCCATACCCTTTTATATATTTGGCGGATAACCAGATCACTGATGATTTTGGTTATAAAAATGCGATATTGGCCGATGTCAGTCAGACGATACACGTTTGGCATAACAACATCCGTCAACGGGGTACAGTATCCAAGATGTTGCTTGATATAAAACGAGTAGCGTTTAAGATCACAAAGACAAAATCCTATAAATGGAATTTGAACTATAGTGATCAGCGAATCTTAAATGACGATACGACAGAGACTCCTTTATTGCATGGTGTTATTGATTTTAGTTTTAAACTTACAGGTTTCTAAGGAGGAACGAAAATGAAGAAGTTAGATTTTAAAGCCTTGAAATTGCGTCCTTTTGATCTGCAGCGTTTTGCAGAAACACTTGAAGCAGTGCAGGGTAAGAGAATCATCTATTTATACAGGATGCTAGCCGATGCGGAGACCACGGATGCAAAATCTATCGCTTTCTCGACGGAAAATGAGAACAGCTTATCCAGAGATGCGGACATTACGCAGACCAAAAGCGGACCTATCCGTACACCGGGAGCCGTTGAAACGGAGATTTCCCTAACATCGATCATGGCCAAAGGAGACGATATGATCGATAAGATCAAAAAGGCCGTAATCGATGGCAGTGTAGTAGAGTTGTGGGAAGTTAACCTTGACGAAGAAGGATCTTCGGAGAATGTCGGTAAATTCAAAGCCACGTATTATCAAGGATTTGTTACGGAGTTAACTCTTAGCACAAGTGCAGAGGACGCCACAGAAATCAGTATGACTTATGGTCCTAATGGAACAGGTGCTACTGGGTACGCTACGGTAACAGATGAGCAGCAAGAGTTGGCATCTTACGTATTTAAAGATACAGCTAGAGAAGGTGAATAAATAGTATAAGCAGGGCCTGAAAAGGCCCCTTATTTTTGTATAGGAGGAAAGAATCATGCAAACGATGGAATTAACGATTAAGGATAAAGTTTACAGCTTTAAAGCTGGTATTGGCTTTATGACCAAGGCCAATAAAACTCAATTTATGGTCAATGAAGGAATCCGGGTAGACGTAGGTCTGCAGTTAATGGTGGGAGGCATCATGGACGGTGATGTGCTCGCTTTACGAGATGCATTGGTGTTGATGGCAGACGGCAATCCGAAAGCGACAGAAAGTATCATCAATGGCTATTTGGAAGATGAAAGCACAGACATCGATGCCTTATTTGAACAGGTGATTGATTTTTTCAAGACGTCGAACTGTACAAAGAAGACAGTTCACAAGCTGGAAGAAGAAAAAGCAAAACGAGAAGGGAAAAACCAGTAGACTGGAACGCCTTATACGAAGAGATTGCACTCAATTGTTTTCGGTATCTAGGTTTTACTAGTCTCGACCAAGTGGATAATTTGACGTTAAAAGAGTATCGACTACTCATGAAGTCAGTCGAATTAGCTCAGATTGACAAAGAGAGATGGGCGCATTGGCAAGCTTTTCTTAATTTCGCTGTCAAGGCTGAAAAAGGAAAGGGCAAACGGGCAAGACCGAGATACAAAAACTTTGAGGATTTCTTTAACTACAAAAAAGAAATTAAAAGGGTTCTTAACGAAGGTAAGTCTGAAAAAGATGAACCTACTACAATTACTCGTTTGCGTGATTACTACGTAAATAAAAAACAGGAGGTATAACAAATGGATAGTTACACAGTCAAGGCCATATTATCCGCAGTCGATAAAGGCTTTACCTCCACGATGAAACAGGCCGAGCAAACATGTCAAAGCCTGTCAGATCGAGTAAAAAGCGGCTTGGGATTTGGTGTCCTTACGGGTATCGGGTCTCAAGCTTTTTCTTCGCTCACAAATGGTTTTAGCAATCTTATCGGAGAGATGAATGCCTCCAATGTATCCTGGAAGGTTTTCCAGGGCAACATGGAGATGTTGGGGAAAAGTTCAGGTGATATCGCCAGCATACAGGCTGAATTACAAAAGTTTGCCGAGCAGTCTATCTATAGTGCTTCGGACATGGCTACTACTTACAGCCAATTGGCAGCGGTAGGAACGAAAAACTGTACACAGCTGGTAAAAGGTTTTGGCGGTCTTGCAGCCGCAGCGGAAAACCCAACGCAAGCCATGAAGACTCTGAGCCAACAGGCCACACAGATGGCAGCCAAGCCATATGTACAGTGGATGGATTTCAAGCTTATGTTAGAGCAAACGCCGGCAGGTATCGCTGCGGTAGCTAAAGAGATGGGGAAAACCACATCTCAGTTGGTTGCTGACGTCCAGGAAGGCACGGTCAAGACAGAAGATTTCTTTGACGCGATCAGCAAAGTAGGAACGAATGATGCCTTTACTAAACTGGCAACATCCTATAAATCCACAGAGCAGGCAATGGACGGTTTAATGGAGACCATGTCCAATAAGCTACAGCCTGCCTGGAAGGCGCTAGATCAGGTAGGTATCGATGCCGTAAGTGGTTTGATTGATTTGCTTGGCCAAGTCGATGTTACAGCTTTGAGCGAGGGCATCATGGGCGTTGTCGAGGACATAAAAGGTGGCTTTAACACACTCAAAACAATAGTTACTAATGCTTGGAATGCATTTAAAGAGACAGGAGCTATCGACTCCGCCAAAGAGGCATTAAATTCGTGCAAAGATGCAATCAATAACGTGGTGACCGCTGTATCAAACAGTGGAATTATAGAGACGTTTGCACATGCCTTTGGTGAGATTGTTGACCAAGTAAGCATCGCGGTCGATAAGATTGCAGATTTTATAGCTGGTTTAGACGAGGGTACGATCAATACTTTTGCCGGTGCGATAGCCGGCCTTTTTACTGCCTATGCAGGATATAAGGTTGTATCATCGGCCACGTCGAAAATCAAAGATTTCACAAGCAATGCCAAGTCTGCTTTAAAAACAGTCAAAGATCTTTACAAAAAGATAAAAGGTGGTGGAGGTCCTGAGGAGCCTTCTCAAACGCCTCAAGTTGATCCGGTCGAAACGAAAAACTTGAAAAACATATCAAGCGAAATAAAGGCCAAATGGGAAGGTGTAGGCAGTGTCGTTGAGTCGGTTGGTACATCCATAAAGACAGCCTTAGAGGGTGTTGGGGATGTATTTAAATCCGTAGGTACTGCCATTGCCGATGCTGCTAAAGGCATTGGCGAAGGTATCAAGTCAGCTTTAGAAGGTGTCGGTACCGTAATTGAATCCATTGGTACAGCTATCAAGTCTGTACTAGAGGGTCTGGCGCCAGTGATCGAGTCACTTGGTACTGCCTTAGCTACTCTTGCCAAAGGTATTGGCGAGGGTATTGCAATTGCCCTAAGAGGTCTAGGTAGTGCATTGGCCATGATCCCTCCAACGACCTGGCTGGCTATTGGCGCAGCTGCCTTAATGTTTGGTGCTGCACTTGCCTTAGTTGGATCTCAGGGCGAGGGACTGCAGATGGTACTTAATGGCGTAGCTAACGTGATCAGTTCGGTAGCGCCGATCGTACAGATTGTAGTCAACGGTATCGTCAGCGCACTGAGCTTACTGCCGGGCATTTTCGAATCTGTCGGTACTGTTATCAAGACAGCCTGTTCAGGCATCTCTGAGGTAGTTACGTCTTTAGGTACGGCCGTCAGTGACGTTGTAACAAGCGTAACAGACGGTATGTCCAAGATTATTGACTCTATTGGTAATGCCATTAGCGGTGTACTTGACTCCTTGGCCAATATTATCGACTCGATCGGTGAGGCAGCACTTAACGCTGGAAAAGGCTTTAATGAGCTGTCAAAAGGTCTGGAACGTATCACTAAATTAAACTTGTTCGATATGGCCGCCTCAATGGCTGCTGTCATCGCATCGTTGGCCGGTGTTACGGCTATGTCCGGTGGATTGGCTGAGGCCGGAACCGGAATGAAACAATTTGCGGACGGAATCAAGCAAGTGAGCAAAAATGGTACAGTGGCAGCTACTGCATTGACAACGATCAACGCAGCGGTCGCTCCATTATCCACAACCTTACCGCAGTTAGGTCCTCAGCTGACAACCGTCAGTGAGCAGATCCAAACGTTTGCGACAAATGCTATGACGGCATTTACGACCCTGGCTGCATCCACAGTGAGCGCCATGACGTTTACCATGACAATGGCTATGCTTAATGCATCGGTACAGCAGGCTACAGCCGTGTTTACGGGCTATATGCTTGTGATCACAGGAGCGGTGGCTGCGTTTGCAGGACTTGCCTCCGGAGCGCAGTCAGCACAGTCGGCTATCAGTGGATTGACAAGCGTAGCAAGCTCTGTCGGTTCCGCATTGAGCTCTCTTGGCTCAGTTGGTAGCTCCGCCATGCAATCCCTCGTTGGCTCCTTTAGAGAGGCACAGGGCGAAGCTGAGAGCGCCGGTAAAGCAATCGGTACAAACTTTACCAAGAGTGTACAGTCCGGTTTAAGGCAGTTGCCAAGTATCGCACAGTCCGCAGTTAGCTCGATGATCAGTGTCCTCAACAGCGCACAGTCCGCAGCCTATACCTCCGGTGCTTATATTGGTATCGGATTGGCCAATGGTATGCGCTCTCAGCTGGGCACGGTCAGAGCAGTCGCAGCGCAGTTAGCCGCTGCTGCGGATGCGGCTATCCGTGCAAAAGCCAAGATTGGCTCACCGTCAAAAGTGGCTGATAAAAATGGTATGTGGATCGGGCAAGGTTTGGTCAATGGTATCGAGGGCATGTACAGTAAGGTGCATAAAGCCGCCTACGGTCTGTTTGACATACCGCAGTTGTCCAATCCAAAGCTCGCCTTTGCCGGTATCAACGCCTCTTTGAGTGATGACTACAGTTATTACCATGATGTGCATTACACCATTGAGGTACCGTTAGACGTCAATGGACGTGAGTTTGCCAAAGCGACATATGACGACTTTGATAAAGAGGGCTCTGCAAGGGCCAAGATAAAAGATCGTATAAAGGGGGTTAGATAGTCATGTACAACTTTGTAGATACCACTACGGGTCCGACCGGCGGTAAGGCGCTGCCGGTCGAGGCCATGAAATATAATGGAGTCTATCTTGAGGACGAGATACCTGGCTATCAAACCCTCTATGTATCTGGACGGGAGCTCATGGAGTCGGAGGTTCAAGAAAAGGAAATCGAGGGAATTGATGGGTCTGTCTATTATGGCAAGACCTATCCACCCCGTACCATTACCATCGGCTATCAGCTGATTGCCAAAGACAATGCAGCTTTTAGATCCGCTTTTAATAAGATGAATCAGATCCTGTCGGCCGAACAGGTGCAGATCATTTTTGCGGACGAAACGGACAAGTATTTTATTGGCACAAAGGTCGGTAATGAGACTCCTGATCCGGGAGCCAATGCCATTGTCAGTGAATTTGAGATCTATTGTCCAGATCCTCGCAAGTATGCTACGACTTTAAAAGAGTTTACTGCAAGCCGTAACGAAGAGGGTATCCTGGAGGCCACTATCGATAATGATGGATCTATGCCGGCATGTATCGATTACGAGATCATCAACCGACAGGACAACGGCTACATCGGTATTGTAGCTGAGTCGGGAGTGATGGAGTTTGGTAAGCGAGAAGAGGTTGACGGTGAGACGTACAAGCAAAATGAAATGCTGGTACGGCTCTCAGACTTTATCAGTGCACCGGACGATGTTGGCGGTCATGATGCCATGCACCCTTTGTACGGTACCGATGGGACACTGACGACCAAGACATGGTTTAGCACACAGTTTTTGACGTTAGGTACACCTGGCACTTTAAAGGGTGATGCAAACGGTGGCTTGCGTACCGTGACCATACCGGTTGACTCCGAAGGTGAGGCGGGGTGTAAAAACTTTTATGCTTATTTCCATTTGATCTTTTACGCAGGACTGATGGGGCAAACCGGTGAGATGTCCATATCTTTTTTGACCGAGGATGACGAGCTGATCTGTGGGGTCAACTGGCACAAGGGCGACATATCCGGCAATACCGGACAGTATGACCTTGTTGTCTATAACCCGGATGCCAAACCGACCGATAAAATGGCCGGTAAGGTCGTCAAGATGTACGACTACACCACGAGCCATTTGCAGGCACAAAATCCTTGGTATTGGAATTGGGGGCACTGTGATATCAAAAAAGAGGGCAGTAAGATCCGATTCTTTTATTGGGGCGGCTACCCTGAATACGTTGTCCCGGAAGTGGAAAATATGGTCTGTAAAAAGATCCAAATAGCGTGCAAACAGTGGGGCAACCGTAGCGGCAGCCAACTGTTAACGTACTTTGGTTTTGATGTCTTTAATTTTCAAAAGCTGAACGTTGAGAAATGGCGAGACGTTCCGAATCGCTACAGTGCCGGCTCAACCGTCACCATTGACGGTGAGTACGCAAAGATCTATGTGAACAATATGCCGAAACAAGAGGATGAGATCGTGGGCACCCAATACTTTAAGGCGCCGCCTGGTGAGTCTAAGGTGCGCTTTTATATGAGCTCGTGGGTGACGCAAGATCCAACCATCACGGTACGCATCAGGGAGGCCTGGCTATAATGGAAAATGTACGAATTGCTATATTGAGCGCAGATGATACCGTCTGCGCTTTTTTAGATAACAGTGTGGATAAATGCGCACCGTACTGGGATGAGGTACTACACACTTATCTGCGAGGCTCACAGTACACTTTTGAGCTGCGTACTCTGGCCGATCATGACGATGCGCAATTTATCGTCGAGGGTAACCACTGCTCATTTAGATACAAAAACCATGACTACTACTGCACCATTGTCCATGTGGAAAAATCAGAACACGAGATCTACATGCAGGCCTATGGTTTGACGTTAGAGTTGACCAATGAGACAGTCGATGCCTACACAGGTACGTCATTAAGTATCGTGGACTATATCAAAGCGTACCAATTCGAAAACACGTTTGTCATTGGCGTCAATGAAGTGTCCGATAAGCGTATCAGTCATGAGTGGACGGGTCAAGAAACGATCCTTGCCCGTTTGTTTAGTACAGCAAACGTCTTTGATGCCGAATTGGAGTTTATCACGGAACTGAATGACGATTACAGCCTAAAACAGATCACGCTTAACATTTATCGCAAACACTCTGATGACTACCAGGGTATCGGTGAGGACAAGAGCAGTACGATCATCCGTTATGGACAGGGCATCGAGGGTATTACCAAAACATCCGATATCACAGAGCTCTACACGGCCATAAGGCCAACTGGTACCGATGGTCTGACCTTGACGAGCTTAGGCGATAAAAAAGAGTATGACGCAGACGGCAATTTGGAATTTTGGCATGAGGCAAACGGACGAGATATCCGGGCCATGCAGTCAAGAGAACGTTTTCCAAGCCTCGCAATGGGTGCCGATAATGACCGATGGATCGCTTACATGTGGTCCTACGAAACGGACAACGTCAACATGCTTTATGGCCAGGCTCTAGCCGAGCTCAAGAAAAACTGTGTACCGAAAAACTCATACGATGTACAGGGTTATATCGACGGCAATATCGGCGATACCTATACGATCGAGGATGCGGAATTTAAGCCGGTGCTATATCTACAGGCTCGAATTGTGGAGCAACAGATCTGCTTTACCGATCGGACAAAGTGCTCAACAATACTCGATAACTTTACCGAGATCGAGAGTCAGATCAGCGGTGATCTGTTGACACAGATGCAGGAGATGATCAACGCCAACAAGACCTATCAATTGGTCGTATCCTCCAGTAACGGTCTTATCCTACCCGAAGGAGTAGATCATACCGTATTGACCGCCTATGTCCGTGATAAGTCACAGGACGTAACGAGTAACTTTACGGTTAACTGGTACAAAAACAGTGCGCTTGTTTATACCGGTACGTCTCTCAGCGTATCTCGCGAGAGCTTAAATCCAAGCGCGGTTTACAGGATTGTGGCGGTCGATGCCAATGGCCAAACACGAGCCATGACCGAAATCACGCTGGCAGCTGTGACCGATGGGGAGTCTATAACGATCACCAACCAAGTCATCACCTACCAAGTATCCGATAGTGGTACAGCTATACCAACCGGAGAGTGGCTTTCGGAGGTGCCAGAGGTACAGCCTGGTCAATATCTATGGGTACGTACTGTCATTACCTATAGCGATGGTACAAGCGTAACGCAACACTCTGTATCACGCTTTGGAGTTGATGGCTCAGATGGCCAGGACGGTAC